GTTTTTGGAGTTTCAAGGTATGTCAGCCAATGAAAGAGAACAGGCTGGCATGACTCAAGACGCTTATGATGCTTTAATAGCAAGGGATTCTAAAATTGATGAGCTGATAGAGGCGGAACAGCTGGCAATGATAGAGCTGCCGCCTGGTACTAAAAAAAGCCGCGAAAAAAGGCCAGGGGCGCCAGAAATGTTTTTGGTTCAAACTCCCCAAAAATACGAAAACCGTGATCTGTTTTACGGAATGACTGCACAAGAAGCTGAAAATAACGCTAAATATTTTATTAAATCAGTGCAGGAAAAGGGCTTGGACCGCGGCCCGTTCATTATGGATACCAAAGATTACATGGAGCTGGGCCTCAAGCGCATGATCCTCTGGGCGTCAGAAAACGGGTTTGAGAAGATTGCCTGGACCACGGGCGAGCAGCAGATGAAGCGTTACAATCAGCTGGTCGAGGGTATTCAAGAGCTTACCGTGGCAAAGAAAAAAGATGGTTCAGAACAGTATCGAATAATGGGCCAGGGCGTAGGTGAAGAAAATATGGATTCAGGTGATATTTCGCGCAGCCAATTAGATGAATATGTAGGCGAGCAACTTGCGGCAAAAATAGAAGATGATTTTAACACGCGCACTGATCCAGAGGTGGATCTGGCGCCTAGCGGTGACGCCTATGACATGATTGAGGTTCCCGTTGACGATTTAAAACTGCCAAAGGATCCGCGACATTTTTTGATGATTGCTTACGACAAAGTGCTGAAAAACGCGGCGCAGAAACTAGGCAAGAAATATGACGCTAAGGTAGGGGTTGGGGATTTGACAGTAGAGGAAGCGCCGATGGTGAAACTGCCAGGCCAGGAAAACGTGCCAGATGCTCAAGTCAAATATGGAATGGGTAAGCCTATACAAGAAAAAGTTTGGACCCTGAACCTTTCCGAAAAACTAAAATCAGCAGCAGAAAAAGGATTGCCGTACATGGCCGTAGTGCCGCCCGCTGCCATGATGATGAACCAGGAACAGGACCGCACCCCAATAAACCGAGCAGCTGCTCGCCCTATTATGGAAAATTATGCTAACTAAAAAAATTGAAGATGTTAAGGAGCTGGTAAGGTTCCTTGGTGACAACCGCGTGGCCCGTTTTAAAGGCATGGGTATCGAGGTGGATCTGCATCCAGATGTATCAGCAATGATGGAGCAGCCGCCACAATTAAACGATCAGCAGCTGCAAGATGAATACTTGAACAGGAGGGCGATATGAGTTTCTGGTGGCAAAAAGATGAAAACGAACTTGGCAGCGCGGTTGCCGATATTATTTACAAGCTGAAGGAAGATCATTATGGCCGATTTACCATGAATCTCGACATGCTCCGCATGTATACGCAACGGGATTATGAAGCCCTGGATCGTTTTAATCCAGAGGCCCGCGCCATGAATCTCAGAGCTGAAGATTTTAGGATGCGGTTGAATGTGATTGGCAACATGGTGGACACGCTCACCTCGCGGATCGGCAAGTCGAAGCCGCGCCCGATGTACCTTACCAAGCGCGGTGATTATAAGTTGCGCCAAAAGGCCAGGCTGCTAGGCGATATGATGGAAGGTGTATTTCATCAGACCAATCTTTTTCGGTTAATGCCAAATGTATTTATGGACAGCTGCATTTTTGACATTGCGGCCTTGAAAGTAGGGCGTGATGGCCAGGATCTTTTTACGGAGCGCGTTTTTCCTAATGAACTGGTTTGGGATATTGACAGCGCCATGTATTCAGGAATGCCGCCAGCACTGCATCAGATCAAATCGATGCCGATGGAAACGCTTATTATGATGTATCCTGAAGCAGAGGCCGACATCCGTTTTATGGCAGAACAGATTAGTAATTATGACGGTGAAGAGGGGCGTGAAGCGGACATGCTGGAAGTTATTGAATCCTGGCATTTGCCCTCAGTCATGGGCGGCGATGACGGGCTGCACTGCATCACCATGAAGGATCTAGTTTTAAGCTCAGAGCAATATGATTATGACCGTTACCCGTTTGTTTTCTTAAAATGGGGTGAGGCTGGAATCGGATTTGCTGGAATATCCCTGGCCGAGCAGCTGAAGAATGTTCAGTTTGAGATTAATAAACTTTGCTTACGGATCCAGCAAGCCATGCACCTTCTCAGCGTGCCGTGGGTTTTTGTCCAGGCTGGCAGCCGCGTAGTCGATTCGCACCTTAGAAATGTACCTGGTTCAATTATTTCCTACGTAGGTCAGCCGCCCGTCACCTACACGCCCCAGGCGATGCACCCTGAAGTCTACGCGCACCTGGATCGATTGTTTCAACGGGCTTATGAAATTGCTGGCGTATCCGAACTATCTGCAACAGGGAAAAAGCCCGCGGGCCTGGAAAGCGGCGCCGCATTGCGAGCATATCATGACATTGAAACCGAGCGTTTCATTTCCGTAGCGCAGCGTTATGAAAATGCTTTTATGGATGCAGCTCAATGGTTCATGGATCTGGCTCAGGAAATCGTAGCAGAAAGCGGATCTTTTCCTGTTAATGGGATTGCTCACCGCACCATGCGGACCATCGATTTCAAAGATATTAAGATGGCAGAAAAAGATTATATCCTGCAACCGTACCCCGTCAGTCTGTTGCCATCCACCCCAGCCGGAAGGCTTCAGGCGGTTTCCGAGCTGGTCAATAATCAGATTATTACAGATCCAGGCCAGATTGTGCGGCTCTTGGATTTTCCAGATTTACAATCCGTTACAAGCCTGGTCGAAACCCAGGAAAATGATGTCGATTGGCGCATTCAGGAAATTGAAGATAATGGAATTTACCATGGGCCTGAGCCTGTCATGAATCTTCAATATGCCAGCCAGCGCATGATCCAGGCATACCTGGAAGGTCAACAGGATGGAATGGAACTGGATAAATTAAATTTGATGCTGCTTTTTATCGATGAATGTCAGCAGCTGATGCAACAATCTGCAAATGTTGCCCAGGCTCCGGCGGCCCCAGGCGAGCAGCCCGCCCAGCTGCCGGAGTCACCCCAGGCTGAAGGGGGCCAAACCCCGCCGAGTATGGCGGACATAATGGGCGGCGCACCAGCCACGCCACCCGCTGAATCCTTACCCGCATAATTATGGAAGATTTACAAGGACAGGAAACCGTAGAGGCGCCGATCCAGGAAGATATAGACGCGGCGCAGATTAATGAATGGATAGAGGACCATATACCCTCTGAAGAGGCCGAGGTCGAAGTAGATCAGCAGGAATTTGATGCAGATCCTGAAGTGCCTCTGGAAGTAGTGCCGCCGCCGGAAGACGAGCCGGAAGCGGAAGCAGCTGCACCAGAAAAAGAAACATCGACCAGCAAAGCATTTTTAAAACAAGCAAAAAAAGAGCGCGAGCTGCAAGCCCAGCGTGAAGAGCTGAAAAAAATGCAGGATGAGCTGAAGCCTTTCATGGATGCAAAAAAAGCCGCGGAATCCGGCGATATGCTTGGCGCCATGAATCAAGTCGGCTGGAACTATGAACAGGCTACCAACCAGGTGCTGAATGATGGGAAGCCTCAGCAGCAAAACCAGGCATTAAATCCTGAACTAGAAAAACGATTATCAGCATTTGAGGAATCACAGAAAAAACAGCAAATTGATAACTATCTGGCAAACCTAAAAAACATTGTAGATTCCGATGATAATTATCAACTGATACGATCAAAATGGGATGATACAGTCCCGATGATTCTTCAGCTGCAAGAAATTGAGGCAAAAGAAAGCGGAAAATTACGCGATCATAATAATTTGCTTGACGATATTGAGAAATATTATGAGGATATTGTCATAAGTCTTGCTGGATCAGCAAAACTTTCAGACAAAATCGGGCTGAAGGATGCAGCCCAGAGTACCCCCCAGGAAACGCCATCCGATAATTCTCCAAGGAAAAGACCGAGAACGCTCAGAAACAGTGTTTCGCGGCCCTCTCCGCCAGCTACGCGGGAGCCGAAAACACGCCGAGAGCGTATCGAAGCAGCTCTTGCCGTGTTCGACTCACAAGGGAGGTCCGCATGATGTCTAAACAACGGAGATTTATATGGCATCTGCAACCACGCTTTCCAATTGGGATGCGGCATTAAAACAATATTATAGAAATAAGGCGGTTGATGATCTTGTTTACAAGAGTCATCCGCTGATGGAATTACTTCCAAAAGACACAAAATTTCGCGGGCGCAACATGCCTATTCCAATTATTTATGGAAGAGGGCAAGGGGTTTCTAGCACGTTTTCAACCGCCCAAACCAACGCATCAGCATCAAAAATTGATGATTTTCTGCTTACCCGTGTATCAAAATACGGTGTAGCAACAATTTCGGGTGAAGCTGTCGCTGCTTCAGAGGGTGATCGATATGCTTTTTTATCGGCCAGCACCACAGAAATTGACAACATCATCAAGTCTGTTGGCGATTCAATTGCCAAAGGATTGTATGGCGATGGATCCGGCGCAATTGGTCAGATTGCCTCGACCACAACCATAGGATCAACCTCATGCGATTTAGAAGATCCAAGTACGGTTTTCAATTTTGAGGTTGGAATGAAGCTCGATCTTTCTGGAACCAAAAGTGGTGGATCCGTAAGATCAAACCAAACAACCATCACCGCGGTTGACCGTTCCAAGTTTAAGCCTGGCGATACCGACCAGCTTACGGCCTCGGCCAATTGGAATGCTAACTCAGGAGCGACAGGGGATTACCTTTATCAAGAAGGTGATTATGATGCAGTCATAACGGGTCTTGATGCCTGGGTTCCTTCCAGCTCGCCATCCAGCGCGTCCTTTTTCGGCGTAGATCGTTCAGTCGATCCAACCCGTTTAGGCGGACAGCGTTATGATGGATCCTCGGATACCATCATCGAGGCGTTAATCGAAGGAATGGCAATCACGGCCAGGGAAGGCGGACACCCAGATCACATTTTCCTTTCATTTGCAGAATTTGTGAAACTGGAAAAAGCACTTGGCGCACAAGTTAAGCGTGAGGTGAAACGTAGTGATTCACTTTCCGGCTATGACAGTCTTGACTTAATCGGCCCATCTGGAACGGCAAAAGTTATTCCAGATAAAGATTGTGCTGATGGAGTTGCTTACATTCTGGAAATTGGAACCTGGACATTAGCCTCAATCGGTGAAGTCGTTCAGCTCACGCAACTCGATGGAAATCGCGTTTTGCGCCAGGCAAGTGATGACGGTATTGAAGTGAGAGTGCATTCATACGCGCAGCTCGGATGTTCAGCACCAGGTTGGAATTGCCGCGTGACGCTCCCATCTTAATAGGAGAAAACGATGGCCAATAAAACCTTTTATGATGTTCAGGCGGTTAATCCCCACGTTAAGATTTTAGCCGGATCCTTTACCACGAATAACACTTCTAATCCAGTCCCCGCGAATAACACGGGGGCAGGATGGTCGGTTGCTCGAACAGGTACGGGTGAGCTAACGGTAACGCTTGAGGATTCTTATCCTGGATTGATTTCGGCACAAGTATCGCTGGCTTTAAACGCAGCTGGCGATTCAAAATGTCAATTTGGCGCCATCGATGTCACAACAGCTAAAACCGTGGTGATTAGAACCATCACGGGAACAGCTGCCGCGGACATTGCAGCCAATGCAAACAATCGCGTCCATTTTTGTTTGATTCTTAGAAATACCTCTTTAACTCAATAAGGGGGATTTCATGAAGCGCGGAATGGACACAGGAACCGCGATCATGATCGGCATGTCACCGAAACGGGGCGGCGAAGATGAAGCCGCCTCGGTAGGTTACGATGGCGAAATGATCGAGGAAGAGGAAATGGAATATGAATATTCTGATGACCAGCTGGCAATGGCTGATGAGTTGATGAGCGCGATGAAAGCGGGAGACTCTGAGGCGGTACTGGATGCGTTTCACGGAATATACATGTCATATTCTTAAAACCTAGCCATGACTGATTTTGTCAGTTTAACGGTCCTCAGACAGCTAGTGCGTCAGAGGGCCGACATGGAGAATTCCCAATTTGTAACGGACACGGAGCTGCGCCGTTATATTAACCGCGGTTACGCGGAGCTGTATGATTTAATCATTACGGAAGCAAATTCCGATGATTATTTCCTAAATTCCTACTCTTTTAATCTGACATCCGGCACAAAGGCATACGACCTTCCATCTGATTTTTACAAGATGAGGGGCCTGGATCTGACCGTAGGCTCAGATGTCATGCCGATTAGACGATATAATTTCAGCCAGCGAAATGTCGGCAGCCGCTACCAAGTCGCAAGAAATCTCAGGTATCACCTTCAGGGAAATCAGATATATCTAAATCCGAAGCCTAGCAGCTCGGATTCTATGACCCTTTGGTATATTCCAACGCCTAAAAAATTCCTGGAAAAAACCGTTACAGCAATCACGCGTGGCAGCTCTACCATGTGGACCGTAGGCGCAAATCATGGTTTTGTAGTTGGGGATTTGATTACGGGGGTGAATTTTATAAATGCTGCAAATTATAACGTGGATCAAACCATCAGCGCCGTAGGTGCGGCCACCGTCACAACGGATCTGGACAGCAGCGGCCTCGCGGATCCGACCAGTTTTGGAAACATTGAAACCCGTTTGGATTTTTATTCAGGCTGGGATGAATTTGTCATTTGTGCTGCTGCAATCGATGCGCTGGTTAAAGAAGAGGCCGATGTTCAGCCGATGATGATGATGAAGGAAGAAACCAAAAATCGCATCATAGCCGTGTCAAATATGCGCGACCTGGGCGAGCCTGTTTCAGTAACAGATATTTCAGGATATTACACCGATTTCGCTAACATGAACTGGTATTAACATGAACGAATACATAAACAATCAAACATATATTTCAAGCGGCGATATGTCCGCCGATGTTACTGGCGGATCCATAGATGCAGCCCGAATGTCAAAAGTTTCAGCAACGTGCGTTAATACATCTGGATCCTCGCCCGATGGCACTATTTACATCCAAACATCAAATGATGGCATTACATGGGTGAATAGTGGAATTGGAACAGGATCTGCCGCAATCAACGCCGCTGAAACTAATGTTCTTTATCAAGATTTATATGAAAGATATGTTCGCATTTTTTTTGATCGCACCAGCGGATCCGCATCACTTAATGTGGCCATTACTTTAAAAACAGCATGAGCCGCGGGAACTTTACGCAACTTTACACGGGCGATGCAGCTGCTGACCAGGTGCAGGGTTATATAGCAACCGCATTGCAGCCGCTGCTCGATCTTCCTTTTGCAGCTGGCAATCGAGTGCAGGATGTTGAGCTGTCCACCTCTGACACGTTTGTAAATCACGGATTAAATCAAAAGCCAGAAGGGTTTATTATTACCAAATCAAACGCGGCACAAACAGTTTATGAATCGGCATCAGACAACGATTTTCCTGACCGCATCATAATTTTAAAAGCTGGCGGATCTGTAACTGTTGATATTTTCTTTTTTTGAGGTCACATGGCAATAACAAACGGAACTAATATCACAGCATTAGAAAAGCCCGCGGTTGGCGTTGATACGGGGCCAGGATGGGCAACTGCGTTAAACAATAGTATCGATGCGGTGGATGGGCATGATCATACCACAAATAAAGGAAGCAGAATCACGCCAGCAGCAATTAATATAAATGCCGACCTGGAATTTAATGAGTATCAAGCAAAGGAACTAAAGGGATTAATTTTATCTCAATCCAATGCGTCAACAGATAACGCAGCCATTTATTCAACTTCAGGAAATCTATATTGGAGAAATAGCAGCGGGACCGCGGTGCAAATCACTAGCGGATCAAGCGTTTCAGGAGCTGGGGGAACAATTACGGGCATGGGATCTGATGCAGGTAACCAGGCTGGCGCATCTTACACTCACGGTTCCCGTGCGTTTAATTTTTTTACAGATAAAGATAACTCTGATTTTGCAAAAATAAATTTTTCTGATGTCAATTTATATAAGTT